TTCTGGGTAGCACTACGTTGTATTGCAGCCCTGTTATCTATGTATAATATCTCACCAGAATATTTTTTAACTTCTGGATCGGCAACACCTTCAATAAAGTTTTGACCCAGTTGAACTTGAGCCGTTCCAACCGTAGTGGCAGTGCCTGGATTTGAACTTGTACCAAAACTAGTATCTATTCCTAATGCGTTACCAGATGCATTACCAATAATAGTATAACTTCCGCCAGGCCCAATTTGAGATGTGAAATCTACTGTACGGAATCCATAAGTAGTAGATCCAATCCCAGTAGGATTATACATTTTCAAAATACCAGTAGCTGCATCCCAATTTGCAACGTATCCAACTGCAGTTGATCCAACACCAATTGTTTGTGATACAGGAGTATCAACAGTAAATGAAGTATCTGCAATATTACCACCACTGATTGTTTTTAATTTTAGTGATGTTAATGATACAGCACTTGACTTGGTTAAAGCACCTCCAGATAGAGTTTTTGGATTTTTAACAAGACCAACTCTAGCAAAATCATTTCCTACAATAAAATCTGGGTTTGATGAATCATTTTCAAATCTTGCATACATCAAGACTCTAAACGCACCTAGTTCTTTATATACATCGAAACCATGTCCGCCTGGTGGTGGAATAACAACTTCTATTTCCGCAACCGATGTACCAGCAATACCTACAGCAGATAATCCAGCAATTGGCCCACCTATCTCAGTGCCTGGAGCGCCAGGATAGAATTGAACTGTTCCACTTGTATACCCAGTTCCACCATTTGTGACTGTCACATCAGAAACTTTACCCTGAGAGTTAACTGTAACAGAACATTTTCCCCCAGTTCCATCTCCTAAGATAGGAATGTTATTAAAGGTAGTACCAATTGGTTGATATCCATCACCAGCATTTAAGATAACAGCTGTTTCTATTTTACCATCAACTGCGTTGTTTTTAATATCAATACTTTCACCAGTTCCCCAAGCATTGGGAACAGGCATAAAATCAATAGAATCAAACTTTATAATTTGATTTGGTTTAATAGTATAAAGATATTTCCAAATATATCCATCACCTGATGTACCAGCAGCTCTTGGTTCTAAATCAACAAAATCTGGTTCGTCAAGTGACTGTCTACCTTGTGGGTTATCTGGACTTTGGCCATTATTAATACAAATATAAACCTTAAGGTCACTGTTTACAACGTAATATTGTGCATCATATAAATTTGTTGAAGATGTTTTAGGACTCTGATTCTCTCTAGTATATCCATTCTTATACATTTCATATACTGTACCAGCAGTCCAAGTGGTTTTTTTAACCATTCTTTGAACATCATCACTACTTAACTGTTTAAGACCAAGCATGGTGTCCCATGCATCATTATATTCTTTAAATCCATCCATAGGGGCTGGAGTATTTGTATTCCAATCAGTTTGACCATAACCAGCACCAATATCTTGAGAATTGGGTAGACCTATAAAACTATAATAATACTGCGATGTATCAGCTACACCAGCGACAAAGTTCGCAGCATTTAATATTCTAAATTGATCTGAAATAATCGCAGGCATTTTATTAGACTATTTTTGTTTATTTATGTTGTTTTATCAAAGTCACTATAGGTTGTAGCTATAGGATTTATACGTCTCACTTCAGGAGCAGTAGTTATCCCAGTATAACCATTAGTGGTATTAATATTAAATACTTTTGGATCTGTTGTAGATCTTGTCAAGTTGGTTAATTTACCGAAACTATAATCACCAAGTTTTGGCCCAGT